AACTGCGTCCGGAATGCCCGGACCTGTGAAGCCACCTTGTCAAACTCGGTAGCCGATTGCATCGCAGCATCACGGCGGACAGACTCGAAATCCTTCATCGCCTGTTGTTGTTTGGCTTGCTGGTCAATCAATGCTTTCTGTTTCTTCTCTCGCTCTTCAAGGGCAATCATCTCATCGACGAATTGCGTAGCTTGCTTGTCGCTCATGCCTTCGCGGACAGCCTTGTTTATCTCTGCCAACCGCTTGCCGTAGTTCAGTTCATCCTTACGGAACTGTAGGCTAGCCTGCTGCCTCTTAAAGACTTCGTCTTGTGCCGCCGCGATTCCGGCTAGCTCTTCTTGCAATTGTGCCGCCGCCTGTGCCTCTAGCTCGCCTTGCGTTTGCACACGCTTTCCGGCTGCTTCGGCTTGGCGGTTCATCTCGTCAATCTGCCGTTGCATTTCTGCAATCTGCCCGGATGTTTTGATACCAAAGAAATTGAAGAAGCTATCCTTGGCGTTAGATAGATTGGTCGCAAACGTCAGAAGCTCTTTATTGATGCGAATCAGCGTATCACCAATCAGAGCGAACGCCCCAACCTTAAACGAACTCCATACCGCTGCAATCTGCTGCATCTGGTCGTTTAATTCTTTGGCCGTCTGAATCTGTTGGTCGGTAAGTGGCAACTGGAATTCCTTGGCGGACTCTTTTGCCTTCGCCAATTGGTCGGCCATCTGCCCAACTGCCAACGCTATCCGCTCGTCTCCGAATAGCTTCATCGCAATGGCCGACCGTGCGGCTGGCTGTTCGATGTTTGCGATTGCCTTGGATACGGCATCAAACTGTTCAACGGCATTCATCCCGGCTAGATCGGAAATACTAACGCCCAGTTCTTCGAATATCTTTCGGCCTTTGCCCATTCCTAGCGAAGCTTCGCCAACCATCCTATTCAAGTTGCGTAGCCCTTCGGTAGCCTGTCCAGCCGACACACCACCGGCAAGCGATAAGGCAAACTCGAATTGTTTCAGCTCGTTGTAGGACACGCCAAGGATGCGGGCTAGATCGTCCTGCTGGTCGACCTGATCGAGTGCCGCCGCCGTCAGTTTATTCATCCCAACATAAGCCACCGGCAACGCGGCTCCCAGTGCGGCAATGCCACCCGTTGCAAGCGTCGACGTGCTAATGCCCAATGCACTGGCCGCCCTGGTGGCCAGTGTGCTTTCCAATACCATCTTAGAAAGACTACCGCTAGCCTTGCCCATGGCCGCCGTTGCCTTGGTGCTTCCAGCCGCAATGCTGTTGTACGCTTCGGCGGAACCGAATTCCATGGACAACTGGCGGTTGCGTTCTAACTGGGAATTCTGCTTGGCAAGCTCCACGCTCTGGCCGGCAACCGCATCGGAAAGCATTTCTTCGACCGCCAACGCTTGCCGCTGTGCCTCAGTCGCCTGTTGTGTTTCGGCCTTTACTCGCTGCAACTCCGCACGCTTCTTTTCCAGCGCCGCAATCAAAGCTTCGTCCGCCTGCTCGCTGCTATTGATTCGCTTTTCCAGCAAGGCAATGTCGGCTTCCAGCTTTTGCGTCGGCTCTTGCGTCTCCCTCAGAATCCGCCGAATTTGAGACAGCTCGTTACGTGCGGAAGTAGTGTCCGCCGTTATGCCGATGGCCGCCGCTGCAACAGTCTTTGCCATCAACCTACCCCCGTTGCTTTCGCAAGTATGCTTCGCATCTCATCGGCGGATTGTTGCCGCGTCAACCTCACCGGCTTGGCGGATCGTTCAAACCGATTCGGCATGAACGATTCCCAATCGCGGATCTCTTTTTTCATTCCACCAGTAGCCGCCACAATCGACATAAGGGCATCTAGCACGCTCGCCAGCGTAGCCGTCTGCATCCAGCCATCGCCAATCGGTTCCAGCGAATCGAACGCTTCCCAGAAGTCAATAACGGCCTTCGGCTGGCTGTCTAGCCAGCCTTCAACATCGGCAATCCCCCACGCCAAGCAAAGCTTAGCGGCTAGCCGTAGCCTTGGGGATTGCCTCAGTCTTTTCCCGCTGCTTCGGTGTCGTCTCGATCGAATCCACAATGCTTATGAGCCGCATCATATAGATCGCCCATATCGCCAGCGTCCAAAGCCGACAACAGATTCCATTCGTTGTCATCAAATAGCCTTCGGCCATCCGAATCGACCAAGCAACGAACAAGCAACCGTTGCCGCATCGACGCCATCCGCTCTTTAGTGATCTTCGCTTTATCGAGGTCGAACCGCTCCGCCTCCCATGCGGACCACTCGGAAAGCGTAAGGGACTGCAACCGGAAGTCGCCTTGGTCGAGGTATCGACGGCCAGAACGGGAAAGGATTTCTTCGCGGGTCAGTGCCATGGTCAGTCATCCTCTCCGGTTGCTGCATCGTCTTCCAGGATCGTTAGTTTGGTAGCCGGTGCGGTTGCCTTGCCGCGAACCAATTCGACTTCCTGGCGGATCTTGTCCCAAGTTTGCTGGGGCAAGTTTACGATCGGCTGAATGTGTGCCCCTTCATGGTGCCCCACGTAGCCAACGTGAACGCCATCGACGATCAAGATATCCTGATCGTGCGTAACCTCCACCAATCCTACCGCCGTCGTCATAATGCCGACGTGCGGCCTTAGCTCAATCTGCATCGTTCAACCCTTCATCAAGTGGACTTCGTGTAAGCCGGCCCCGTTGCACCCGTCCAGCAAATCACGTAGGAAGCTTCCTGGATGGTTCCATTGGCAAGCTGTGGGTAGCTGAATTCTTTAACGAACGCGGTTCCGGCGTAATTGCCTGCGGTCGTTTCCCCGGTCCTGGTTGGGAACGTGATTGTCACCGTCTCGGACGCACCGCCGATTGTAGGAGGCGCAAGGAACGTGTCAAACAGCACGTTGACTTTGATATTGCCAGCGTCTTTGAGGTCGCTGGAAATCTTTCGTTTAAAGCCAGTGCTATCCAGCGTCGCAACATCGAGGTCATCAATGCTTTCGGTCCATGCCTCGATGCTTCGCACCTTGGCCGCGTAACTGCTCGTTCCAAAAGTAATCGTCGCTCCGTTCCCGGTATCGCCAAGAATCGTAGATTGTGCCATCAGCCTTCCCCTTCCTGATAGTGAACCATCAAATCAAAACTATTAACGTACCGAAGCTCTTGGCTTCCGTCGGTCGGCGGTTCCATAAATGTAGTTTCACCATCGACCAATTCGACGCCACGGATATCTACGCCGTTGGTCAGCCCACGAAGTGGAATCACTCCGCATTGCTGAATCGTTTGGGCGATGGTGTTGCTTGCACTTCGCGTTAGTGCGAAGCAATCAAATTGAATTCGGCACGACGCCAACCCAGCCAATCGGGAAATGGTGTGCTGGTGCGTCGTGCTTATCTTGCTGTACGTTACGGCTGGCATGGTGGCATTCTGCGGCAACGCATCGGGAAACATGCGGGTACTAATCAAAGCGGATACCGCCGTTCGCCCCACAATGTATTGCCTGATTGCCGCCCCAACATCAGCCATTAGCCATCGCCTGTTCTAGTGAATTAACGAACGCTTGAATTGCCGCGTCTTGTGTTTCGTCTAATGCCTGCTTCATGAAGTTCCGCGTTTGCTTGAAATGCGTTACCTTTATGGGCGTGTAGTTTTTGCCCTGCCGGACGTATGTAGTCCCCGGCTTGCCCCAGTAGTATTGAACACGCCCGGCAGCATACACTTTTGCCCCGTAGTTAAAGTGTGCTTTCGATCCGCCAAGCTGCCAGATTGGGCCAACAATAACCTGCCCGCCCTTGGTTCGCTTCCGGATAACGTAGCCGATGGTGTCCTTCAGTTGCCGATTCCATTTGGCGGTGCCTGCTTGTTTGGTCGATCGCTTGCGACTGTTGCCGGTTTGCTGTCCGTCTGGGGCTAAGTCTTTTGCTCTTGCCGCAACCACTTCACCCGCCGCCGCCAATGCTTTATCGAGTGCCTTGAACCGCATCGTCTCCGGTATCTTCTCGATCTGCTCCAGCGATTTTAGGTCGATCGTAAATCCTACCTTTAGCTTGTTACTCATTGGTCCAAGGCCCTGCAAAATAGCTCAAGCATTCGCAAGCCACCTTCGACGCGCCGGATGTTTACAATCCCATAGTTCCGACCATTGAAGACAATGCGGTCCGTCTCCTCAATGCCTTGCAAGTAGCCGATATTAAACACGGCACCAATGCCGGCTTCGATCTGCTTGCCGCGTAGCGTCTCCGTTCCCCCGGTATCTTCAAACGCTGCCGGAACTGATGCGTACCGATTGGAATAAGTAACGACTGGCTGGCCGGCATCGTCCTGCGCGGTCGTTACCTTGCGGATGGTGATCCGCTCTCGCCTCTTCCCTGTCCGGCCAACTCTAAATGTCATGGATAGCTTGGCCTCATCCAGCGCCGCATAATTCTTTCATACGCTTCTTCGCTCATCATGCCTTGGCTTGTGATCTGGTCGCGGTTTTCGAATAGGTAGCCGATCTTTAGTAGCATCGCCTGCCGCAATGATGCCGGAACTGTTGCCGACGATGTGTAGCCAGCAACGTAGGTCACTTTAACCGCATCCCATCGGGTTGCAGTCGTAGGCCAATCCTCCTCGTACTGTAGCTCGATCCGCTCTTTACTCGGATTGAGTTGCCATATCGAAGTGGATAGGGTGCGTAGCGTGTTGCCATCGTCATAGTATTGAACGCTGGTAACGCTCTGCACTGGTCGCCGCTGAAGTTGTAGCGACTCCGTGAAGCCTGCTTGGACATGTTCAACGGTCTGAGTAAGCAAAGCCAACCCGCAATCCCGCTCGACGGAATCGCGGGCGACTTCAATCAGTAGTTGCAACTGCTCATCGTGGGCGTCGTCCGCCTCCAGCAACTCCAGTTGCTTTTTTGCCTGCTTGATTGATACCGGCTCGCTGGCTGGTGGCGTCAGAATTCTGGTATGTACTTCCAGTGGATTCCAAGTTGCCATCTTCCAACCTCTTCGCAAAGCCAAGATCGATCATCAACAAGGCTTGCCCAAGGGGAGGCCGCAGGCGGTGACCCGCCTGCAACCCGTTCCACCCTTGGACTAACTCAACGTCCAGTTCATCCATGGAATCAACCACGAATAACCGAACCGTTGGCGATGCCGGCAACCGTGCCATCATTGATCGCATCGCGGGAAAGAACCGCAACCGCAGCAAGGTAGGTTCCGGTCGATCCGTCGCCAGCCGTAGCAACGATGTTCCAGTACCGACGCTTTCCGCGAAGGTCGACTTGGAACACGAAGACTTCGTTGTCATCGGTAGCCGATGGCAAGCTGGTTGCATTCCCGGCAATGTCAACACCGCCCGAGAAGTTCAGCCCGGTAGCATCCGTCAGCGTCCCGGAAGTGTCGCCGCTCTGAAGCTTCAATGCCGCCATGGCGATGTCGGTCGCGCCCAAGTTGCACACCACCGTTAGGTAGCTGAAACCCTTGGTATCAATCTCAACCGAAGTAAAGCTGGCGTTGTCCCTGATGACGGCGGGCGGAATAAGGTTGACGTATCTTTGATCCTGTCCGTGATTCATGTTCTATTCCTTGCGTTTGAATTCGATGAAAGAAAAGCCAGCCCAGCAAGTCGCTAGGCTGGCTACGTTTCAGACGATGGCTTAGGCCATCTTGAGAGCGACAACCGGACCGGCTGCGGTCGAGGTGCCGACTTCATGAACGACGATATCGATCCGCTCG